AGATACAACGACATTGCGGAACTCCTGGCACTCTTCCCGGTAGATGGGAACGACCTCTTTAGGCCTTATCGTTACCGTCCCGTGCGCTGATAGCATACCCTCACTTTTTAGCCGTTACGCTCCAGTTGATCGTCCCCCCGTTATCGAGCAGTTGTTGTCCCGTGATCGTGAACTTCCCGCCCGTGGCCACGCCGGAAGAAATCTCCGTGCCGTCCAGCTTGAGAAGGGTGTAATTGAACGTGTAACCCGGCAGGTTATCCGTTGTTCCAACCCTGCGAACCACGGCCGTGTAGGTCAACGACTCGCCAGAACCGATCATCGCGTCAACGGGCTGGTCTATCACGATCTCGAGGGGATCGCTCAAGTCTCTCACCGTGAAGTAAGCGTTCGTCACCACCGAGCCGTCAACGCTGAATTCCAGCATGTACCTCGCTTGACTGTCCACGTCATCGAGGCCTACCGTTATCGATCTTGTCGTCTTCCCGGTTGATACCCACGTCGTGCCGTTCCACTTCTTCCACGAGTAAGTGACTTTTTCCGTCACGGCTATACCCCCAAGCGTCAACGATCCCGCAAGAGTCGTGGTCGTGTTGCCCGGGGTCAACACCCCGCCGTTCGTGAACTCGATGGAGCCTACATAAGTATCACCGGGGTTCTCGAACCTCAGTATGTCGATACCGTCAGAGACGTTCTCGGTGTTACCCCCGATCGTGGCATCGATGTTCAACACGAGCTTTTGATGCGTCGTGTAACCGTTCATCACGTTACCCGTGATTTGCAGCGCGGGGACAGGGGTCGAGCCGATCGTGTAGCTTATCTTCTTGAACATTCCCACCAATCCTGAATTCGTGCTATCCCCGTCAGCGTTAAACGTTAGAGTTCTACCCCCGAATATCCACGTTGGATTAGATAGATCCGTCACCGGGACGCTCGTGTTCGACACCATCACGAAAGGATAGATCACGGGCTGGTTAGCCGCCTCCCCCCAGTCCGGGGTTACCTTCTCCCCGTTGAACGTCTGTTGTAAAAGTTTCGTCGGGATCAAGCTCACCGACACGGAAACGCCGTTCTTTAACAGCGTCACCGAACCGAACACGCTAACCTCGTTCATTGATCCTCCTTTTTATCGTTCCACTTCTCTCCCTGTACCTCTCGATGGGCTTGAGAGGTCGTCAGTATCCTGCCGTCAACCGTCTTGACCTTCTCCTCGAGGGTCAGGGCGATCTCGCCCGTCTCCTCGTTGATGACGGGCGTGTAAAGCTTGAAATCGTCCTCGTGTAATATAACGAGGCTACCGTCTATCGACTTTCGTCTCGATTCCTGTAATATTCCCGCCCCGGCTGCCTTGGCCGTGTCGCAGAAAACGTAATAAACTTGTTTCTTTGCCATTGTATTTATCATTAAATTGTTACAAAAAATCCGTTCTCCGGGTCGACATTGTCGATTTCCGGGATGTTACGGGGTGCAAGAGGAGAGTTTCCGGTAACGCTCCCCTTGTGGTTTTTGTTTTTTAGCATGTTAGCCCGATCCCCGTTCGTGGGCTGAAAATCCCACTCGTGATAAATCGAGCTAGTCGCGTCATGTATGATATAGCGTAAAATTTTACCCGTGAAAAAATTCGCTGATGTCGTGCCTCCCATCCCTATAAATGCCGAGATATAATTAGCCCCACCCTTTGTTACCAGCGAGTCTTCTTGCCCGTTGACCCGGGCCTTGAACGTTCCGTCAAGGCTTATATCAACCTCCACGCGGTACAATTTACCAGGCAAGATATCGATCGTGCCTTCTCGTACGAGGCTCGCGGGAAATTCTCCGGCAGTACCTCCCACCCGGTACTGCATTTTCCCGTTTTTCAAGATTGCGAACGCGAATCCCCTTACACCACTACTTAACTTCCCGGAAATTTGAACGAGTATGGCGAACTCTTCATCGGGAATGGCCGTGGCGATAAATTCAACCACGTGGGTTCTAACCGACCCGTACCCCCATGGCACGATTCCAACCGGGTTATCATTCCTCAACACTTGATCTATTCCATTAAAATTAGCCGCCCATTTCGCCTCGTTCAGCCCTTCCACCGGGTCAACGCTGTAATCGAACTCGCCGTTATCGAACTGCTCTTCCTTGATGAATATCTTGCTTCCCCGGGCGAACACGGCCCCGGTCTTGTCCTTCCACGGGAAACTCCAGTACAGTTGGGGGTTCGCTATATCCCCCCGGCTAGAGTGCATGATCACGCTCGCCTCGAACAAGCTAGTGTCATCAAGGATCATGGAGGGGGCGACGATTTCCGTGTTGCATCTCGGGTACTGGGTCGAGAGAACGTGATCCGTCGTGATCGCCTTTGACGTTGATTCTTGCCAGCGTTCACCACCGTCTGCGATAGCGGGCACGAACTCGTCGGCAGCGGGGGTATAGGCGGGCATCGTCTCGTCGGTGTACTCGCCCTCGACGAGCATGAGGTTGTAAAATTTACCGCTACCACCACCAAGGCCTTGTTTGGCGTAAGCGACAACCCCGAACTCGTGCGAGGGGTCTATACCGTCATTCACGATTATCACGCCAACCTCTCCATCGTTCACGTTAGTTATATTCGATACTCTCGCACTTGCCGTTTTATCGTATATTTGAAAACTCCTTGATGTCACGCCGCTTGCTTCTATCGTTTCGGATTTATCAAAACGAACCGAGTAATTCTTTGCCGGAACGCTCGTGAATTTATGAATAAAGGAGGAGTTTACCAGTCTCTCTTTACTTCCCCCCTCTACCAGGTTATCACCGTGATACTCCACTAGATTGAGGTCGTAAATGTTGGTGTTGTAATCGGACGTACCGTAAGTGACGGTGATTTTAGCTACCGTTTTCCCCGAGCCCGTCACTAACGAGGATATCCTTACCGCGGTTTGATTCGAGGGAATGGATATTGATTTTTCGGTATCATCCGTGTACCTGATGACAAATATTAAACCAGAGTGCTCTTGTTCTCCTTGCAACTTCCATTTCACGGAAAACCTGTAACGTTGGTTCGGTTTGTAATTGATCTTTCCTCCAAAAATATCATCTTTTCCCTTGTTGAGAGTATTGTACAATTTAAAGACGTCTATCGCCCAGTACTTCCCGTCAGCGTCCTCGCCCGGCGTGCTGATCCCCGATTTCAAGGCGTTCCAGTCGTCACTGATCATCGCCTTGCTGACGAGGTTCACCCCGGCTAGATCGGGCAAGACGTCAGTCACGCACCGCAAATCAACCCGTTTTCCCACGACGGGGCAAGGTACCTTCAATTTCCCGGTGTAAGCTCCCGTGATCCCGTTGTCTCCTTCCTCGATTGCCGTGTAATCACCTCCCTCTTTTTTCAACCAGCGATATATCGAGCCCTCGTACCCGGAATCCCCACGGTACAGGATGTTATCAACCTCTATTATATCCCGGTTCTCGGTCGGGTCCACCACTTGACCGTAAGGGTAATCAACCTTCACCCGCAGGGGCTTGTCCGTCGATACCGTCACCCCCAGGGAAATGGTAGCGTTAACGTTCACCACTTTCCCGTCACGGGGGTCGGTGTATTTAGCCGTGAAGATCAAGACAACGCCCTCGAGCGGGGTGTTCTTCTTCACCGTGATCTTACCCCGGCTATCAGAGTTCCCGTTACGGTCTATCACGTAAGCCGTGTTGCCATCCGTGATGTTGTGCGCCTCGTCCACGACGTTCTCGTACCATCTCACGTCCGTCAGCTTGCCGTTGATGATACCGGGATCGATCACCTTTTTCGGGTCGGTTGCCCTCACCGTGAACAGTATCTCCAACGGTACCAGCCCCCGGTCAGGGTCGTACGTCTGGTAACTAGCGTCATAATTTTGATTCAACGCCCCCGACACGCTCGATGAATAAGCGAGGTCGAGAGGCGTGTATCTCTTTCGTGTTTTTGCTAAAGCTCTTGCCATGTTATTGTAAGTTTAAGTATCCTTCACTCGTGTTCGTTCTCCCGTTATTGTAAATCCTCGCCCGGCACCACAACAGGACGGGACTACCTGCCTGTATGTTAGTCGGGAAGGTGGAACCGTCCACGTGTTGCGTGTCTGTCCTCGATCCGTGATCAGCCTTCCACGCGGCATCAAATTCAGCGTCTCCCGTCTCCAACCACCATTCCCACTCGTTAACCAAGTTATTTATAGGTTTGCTCCCGGCGAAGACTTCGACTGAAGCGTCAAACAAGATATCAAGCCTGTCCCAGAACTCCCACGATCCGGTATTATTGTACATCTTCATGTTCAAGGCTGTATCACCGTCAGCCACTTCCCAAACATCTGAATCGAACCGGGGTTCTTCCATCGTCCCTTCCTCGCCCTCGTGAACGCAGGTGTAACGACAATACCCGTCCGTCACTTGATCGTAGTAAAAAAACGGGGCCTTCTCGATCGTCCACAGTCCCTTGTAACAGGGAACCCTTTCTTGTGTCACCCCGTCAGCGCTCACCTGAAAGATGTTTCCCAGCAAGACCATGTTCTGCCCGAAGAATGTCGCCTTCTGTCTCGCCCGCTCGGGCAAACCCTTGATCTCCGGGATAAGGTCTTTTATCTTCCCGATCAATATATCCCGGTTCTTCCACGTCACGTCGTAAGAGTTCACCCCGGATAGCATCTCTATGATTTGATCGTGAGACGACAGGCGGATGCTGTTCTGCCTCGTCTCGTCCGTGAAGTTTCCCCGGCGCCTGAAAGTCATGAGAGGTCGAGGGGGATAAGCCGGGTCTTCCGGGTACACCTCGATCGTGTTATCGTTACCCACTTTAGTGATCTCGAAGTAAATTTTCCGGAAACCGTTTTCCAGTTTAAAATCGGTCATGCAAATATCCCCTACCTTTAACTCTCCCGCTCTCACCGATTCCTCTCGCAACTCGCATTTGTAATAACCGTTTTCCAATATTTCCACGCTGTCAATCTCTCCCCCTTCAGTAAGAATAACTTCATCCCCGATTAGAGATATTTGATTTACCAAGTACTCTACCACTTCCAAGAATCTTCGCACCTTCAACGTCTCGACCTCCGTGTCTTTCCCGACTTTGTATCCTGACAAACCGGAAACGAAATCTTTCGATTTCAAGTAATTCGCCAAAAGGGAAACAAATTCCGGGGAATCCGTTGTACGGAGGGCTTGATCCAGGTAATCCTTAAAAGCGTGACCGTCCCACAAATCACTATCATCCGCAAACTTTGCCCTAATATATTTGTCCAAAAATTTCAGATACAACTCTTCCCTCACCAGCTCCGTCTTTTTCCAGTACGCTGACAAATCTATTTTATCGATAGCTTCATCAGAAGCCACTCGAGTAATTGCCGCAACCGAAATTCTACGCCAAGCATTTTCAAACGTGTATTGAACGGGAAGCATCAAATCATCCGCAACTACCGCGATCGGGAATTCAGCCAATCGCGGGGCGAGAAAAGGGATCGAGTCCACCTCCGGGAACTCTAATAAATGAGGTAAATCATCCCTATTACGAGTAACAACATCATATTTTGTCTGTTTTGAATAAAAAAATTCAAACGTGAAATCGTTCAACGAGTTTATCGTAAAACCATTCTCCGACTCTCGCAAATATATTCTCCTCAAAGCCCCGGAAACATGATAACGTTGTTTTGACACGAAAAAGCTTCGTAACCATCTAGCATAATCAATCGAAGGTATGAACCCCGTATTTTGCTCGCAAGAAAAATTCAAATCAATATCACTATCAGTCGATTCCTCCAACACCGTTGTCACCGTTCCTTCCGTCTGAATCTTTTCCGTGAATTTCCCGGTAAAGACAACCGAATCAATCCCTCCCAACGTGTTTTCAAACAAGTACACGTTCGTATCCGTGTTTGACGGACTCAATATATAACGCTGTACGTATGTTAATCTCTGCCCATTCTCATTTTCAACCCAAACATCATAACATCCTACAGCCCGTTCGAATTTACCCGATATTTTCAAGTAAGAAACATCTATCGTGTGCAGATTCCCCATCTCCAATGCTAACAAAGTTTCATTAGCAGATCCATCCGGGAAATAAACGGTTATTTTCACGGAACAAGTCTCAACCGCATAATATGACAAGTATTCCGGTTGATGAGTCATGATCCTTTTCTCCTGCGGTTGTAACGTCAACCATTGCGTTTTCAAAAACGTGGCAGAACTCTCTGCCACGTTTGATATCCCCCCCTTCACCACCGTAAATTCGAACTCGGTTTGCTCAATCTCTGCCTTGAATTTTTTTACCGCCAGAGATTGAATCATATAATCCAGATCAGCCTGAGGGATCGATATCGTTAGGAAGCAATCTACAATGTCTTTCATTGGCACCCGTACCATTCCCCCATCTGCCACGTAAACCTCATTCACCACCACCGCATCATCCACACTCAATTTAAACGTAAGCGATTTCGTAACATCTTCTATCACGAAATCATTCACGTTCCCGGCAAAACTTAAAATATCAGGTTGCTGAAGTATATTCATAACTTTAATTTTACCCTAAATTATCACGCTCCTCCCGTTCGACAAAGGACAAATCAAACAGGATAACAACGAAGTAAATGCGAAACAATCGAATTGTTCGACAACGTTATTTCTTGTTCATAGCACCTGTACACACGATTCCGAATCACTATTTCAGATGTGAAAATCTCACGTAGATCTTTCAAACGAATGATTGATTTTTCCAAAATAAATTCATACTCTTGTTTTAATCCCACGATTAATTTTGCGACTATTTCGTGATACGTTTTAAATAATCCATAATCTCCCGTCCACGTCAAACACAATTTACTTCCTAAAGTCAATTCTGGAACTATATTGGGACTTGCCAATGGGTAATTTACATCCCAAAAATTTCCTCCCGGCAATACCCATCCTGATACGATCCCCCTATACACAGATAACCGGAACTCATTTCGAATATGGTTCATGTAAGCTGTCGTGTTTTCATGATTTTCTGCCACTGCTGCAAAACTATAACTCAATGTCTTGGTAAACCCCCCATCTTTGTATTGTTCTGTATCTTGCCCTACTCCTACAATATTTGAAATACATTCAACAGACCGAGGATTTGCACCATCCCCGTAGAGGATTTTTAGCTGATCTTTATATCCATCGAGTTTCAAATCCGAAATGTCCTTATCCCGGAATTCAATACCTGTAACTTTATCATCATCCGATATAATATGCCTATTTATATTATCTTCCACCTCCAGTACTAACGCTTTTTCTTCAAGTTTCATTTTCGTTATTGTTACTGTCAAGTTTCCTTCATTTACCTCGAACATATAACCAAATTTATTCTCAATTTCTTGCAAAAAATCGAACACGGTTATGTGCGGCACATGTAAATTATAAGTGATACTTGCACCCAAACTCACTCCACTAATTCCATTATTTCGGCATATCACGATAATATCTTTAAAACCTTCATCTAAATCTATATCATTTTGAACAATCGAATATCCCATGCATTGCAATACTTTTTTTATCAAATAGTGAAGACGCAAAAACGGGCAAAATATACGATTCTTGCCATCGTACGTGTCACTAAAGTTCAAATTCTGAGGATGTAAATAATTATAAAATGGTTTGTGTTGTTCAATTCCAATATTCGGCAAATAAGCATCATACAGGGGGCAAACCACGTAATCCATATTTTCCGTCAAACTACGAGTAAAAGCTACCATCATGTTAGATTTCGTGCCATAATCACACCCTCCAAGATCAAGATGGTCAAGATAAATAGATCTTGATTTCCCCCATAACGAATGCTTATCGGTTGCTATGAATAATTCTATTTCTTCATTATTTATATCCGTCACTTCAGTTCGCCCTTTTAATACTTGATAGGGACCAAATTTCACAATAGCAGAAAAATTACATTCCACATCACCATTAATTCGTTCCAGAAACGAAAAAACATTCCTATTAGAAGCAAGATTAAGCGTCAACGGATACGTGGCATCTTCCTCCCGTTCCTTGAACAAAGCATTTGGTAATTTAACAACAATCTCCATGTCGGAAGGTAAGGCAACATCTTTATTATCAATTATTATATTTAAACTCATAATTTCATCGTTGTTCTATTACTATATTTCTCATCTTTAAGCATTTTTTCTTTTATTCCTCCACGTCCATACCAAGGAATTTCAACTTTCTTGTTGGCAAGAATATTCATCATCCGAATATTTTCACGCAGTAACTGTTTCATCTCCGAATCACCTCCACCACCAACAGACTCCTCTGACAAAATAGTGGAAGTTTCAGTCGGGAACCGTCCCCCCGCAAACTGGGGAACCCGTCCCCGTGAAATATCAATAATGCTCCTATACACACGTGGATAATTCAATATTAATTTCCGAGTTGTATTTCCATCAACCACCATTTCAGGCTCTTTCTCGGAAAACAACCCCAATGTCGGCTGATCATAAACCCCGGTTTGGATACTATCTCCCACGTAATTAGCTTCATACCTTCGTCCATCATCCTCCCCGATCACGGGATATTTTCCACTAGCGTACTGAGCGGCCTTGATCGTTGCTATCTGCACGACACCCATTGCGGTCGCTAATGCTGCCAAAATCGGCCCAAGAATTGGCCCCAACTCCCATGCTTTCGCCACGGCCACGGCTGTACTTACCGTTGTCGAGAATATTGCCTGCGTTCGTTCCCTCTCACGTTGTTCTTTTTCCAACTTCTCTTTTTTCGCATCCAAATCCGCATTCAACTGCGATACCCGTGCGTTATATTGTTCCTGAGAAATTTGTCCGGAATCCAATTGTTTATCTAGTGCTACTTTCTCTTTCTTCGTTTTTTGCTCGTATTGTTTAAGCTCCTTTTGCGTCTGCGCTGCACGCAATTTCGTGTAGGCTGACCAAGCATTTCCCAACGCACCCACCGCAAACTCTATCTCCTCGATTCCCGCCTTTCCCTGTCTTAAATTATTGAAGAACTCTTCCCACTTCGAAGCATTCATCCCTAGAATATCAAAATCCGTCTGTTTCTTCTTATCCAATTCCTCCCGTGATATTTTCAACTTAGAAAGAGACAAACCAACCTCGGCCAATCGTTTCTTCAACTCATTTTTCTGTTGCTCGGTCAACACCATTTCTCCCGAACCACCTTCTTTGCCCTCGATCTCTCCCAATATCTCCCCGAGTAAAGCAATCATCTCCCCTGCATGAGTTTCCGACAATGCTAATTCTTGACGTTGATGCTCCTTTAAAAGTTCCTGACGTTGAAACAATGACCCGGAAAAAACTTCCAATTCCGCACTTTGTGCCATTTGCAATTCCATGACTTCCATGCTCTGTCCCAGTTGAAGATTCTTGATCCGCTCATCAATTTCCTTCATGTAATCCTCCGTCTGTTTTTTCCGGGCATCCTTCAAAATTTTATCCTTGTTAGCCTCATGCTCTCGTTCCAAGATTTCCAACGCCTGCAATTGTTTTTCTGTCAAAGCTTCCCGTTTTTTCCCGAACAACCCAGCCTGCTCCAATCTCTTCTGGTAAGCGTTTTCCTCTTTCAAAACCGGATCACTTTTAGCCTCGATAATCGCATCCACACGTTCCTCTTTCTTTCTCGCTTTCTCGGAAATCTCCAATTTTTTATCGGCTATCTTCTGTCTTAACTCAACTCGTTTCTCCTCGTTCATATCCTCGTTTTTCAAACGATATTCAAGATGAGCCAATTCCAACGCATCAAGCTTATTTTCATATTCTTCTTGCGTGATCAACCTTTGAGCATATCTATCTTTTAAAGCGGTCATCTGATTTTCAATAGAACTCGTATTACCACCCTTTGGCGAAACGTAATCAATAACCTCCATCTCATTTTCAAGCCCTAAAGGATCGACATTATTTTTACGACCACCAACATTTGCAAGTAACTCGTTCACAGAATCAATTTCCCTTTGTAAAGTTGTTTTTCCAGCACGAATAGCATTTATCGCTTCTTGAACCGGGTTTGTTTTGTATATATGCGATGTAAACTTATCCATGAACAACACGTGTTCTGTCGTGAACGTTTCATCTATCAATTGTTGCAAATCTTCCGGGATCGTTCCCCCTTCCTGCATCGCGGCCTTAATCTGTTCGAAATATCTCGCAGACTCTCGTGGATCAAAAGTCTTTTGCAATACCTCCCGGATTTTTTCTAGGTTCTCAACTTCTACCTCCACGTAAGCCTCCGTTGCTTTCGTGGTTGCGGTATCAATTGCCCTATCCCTCGCCGCCTGTTTAGCGGCCGTTGATATAGCCTCGTAAGCCCCTTTCACGTCATCCAACGCTTGAATCTCTGCACTCAATCCATTCAAATAATGCCCGTACTTGCTCAATATCTCATCCTTCACCTTCTGATACTCGCTCGTACCCTTCGTTAGCGCATCCAGCTTTCCAAACAACCTATCAATAGCCATTTGCTCCATCGTCGACTCCCGGGCAAACTCTCGCTGTGCCTCTTGCACTCGTTTCAACGAACGACGAATCCCCCCGGTCGTCTCATCAATAATTTGATAAGCCTTGTAAAAAGCGGTACCTAAACTCAATATTGATAACGTGATTATTCCGACAGGATTCGTTACTAAAGAGAGCAAAAATGCCTTCATCGCCACCGTGGCCTTTTTCACCGCCCCCACAAACACCACCTTTGCCGCCGTCATAACTTTCACCCCGTTTGCCTCGGCCAGTCCCAAAGCGATAGCCTTCGTGATTAACGCCTCTTCAATCTTCCTCCAGGCAACAACACCCTTTTGTACCGTCCAATAGGTACCGAGAACCCCCGTCAACCATAATATTTTTCCTCCATGTTTCGTGATCAAATCGACCAGCACTTCTAAGGTACTCACGGTTAATCTCATTAAACTCATACCGTGAGTCATCAAGGGATACAACTTTTCTCCCAGTTGCTTGATCCTTTCGTCCAAGTCCTTTTTAGCTTTCGCCCTTTGTGCCGCCAGATTACTATTTTTAACCTCGAACTCGTTTGTCAAAGAAATTCCCTCGTCAAAAGCCTCGTTTGCCAATCTTTGTTGCGCACGCAAAACCTCTGTATTATTAGCCAAAACTCCCAACACGCCAACAGCCCGTTTTCCCTCCATCCCCATATCTCCCATGCTGGCAATCATCTTTTCAATCTCTCCCTCGTTACCTCTCAATCCCTCCATGACACGCAAAAAGGCCTCGTTCGCATCTTTATGTAACAACCCGGAAAACTCCTTTATTTCCATTCCCGCGATCTTCGCGTACGTTCCTGTTTTCTTAAACATTTGCGTCATCACCTGCGAATAAACGGTACTGGACACCTCCGAGGTCTGACCGAATTTATCTAATGTCGCCGCCAACCCCATCACGGCCGGAACCTGCACTTTCGTGATAGGAGCAATTCCCGCCACCCGTTTCGTGAATTCAACAATATACCCCTCGTTCGCCGTGCTCGCCATCCCCAGCTCATTAATCACGGAACCCACTTTCAACATTCCTGCCTCGATCCCGAACTGATCCTTCACCTTGAAAATATCCACGATCTTCCCCACCTGCCGGATCGCCTCCTCCGTGTCACCCCCCAAATCCTCCTTCAACGCCACGTTAATCTTGTCCGCCGCCCGAACGAATCCCAACAGGTTATCCCTCCCCTCTATACCCAACTTCCCCCCGATCCGGGCCAAACCCATCAACTCCTCCTGTGCCGAACGAGTGTCATATTTTTTCAACTCCTCGCCCAGCTCGATCACCTCCTCTTTCGCCAGATTCGTCGTCTTCTGCACATCCGCAATAACATCCGTGAACTCCACGTACTTGTTTATCGCCGACTTTACCCCCAGCACAACACCCGTGAACGAAGCCACTCCCGACATCACCAGATTCCAATACTTGTTCACTCGGTCAGCTAATCGGCACAACACCCCTTGTGTACTTGCCCCCTGCATCTGCAACTCTCTCAACCTCCTCTGTACCACGCTTAATTGCCTGTCAAACTCCCTCCACTGGGTCGTTCCCGGGGTCGCCGTGTTTCTCAACCTCGTCAAACGATTCATCTCCGCCCGCAAATCCGCCACCGACATCTTCGTCACGTCCATCCCCTTCCGCAACACCTCCATACGGTTCCTCGCCACATCCATCGCCTCCGCGTTACTCGCGAATTTACCCTTCAACGTCTGAAGCTCATCACTCAACTTTTGAAAAGCGGGAGTTCCTTCCTTCCCCGACTTCGAGAGCTTATCCATTTTCACCTTCACCGCTTCCATCCTACCTTCTAACCCCTCGTTCGCCACCTTCAAATCCCGGATCGCCCGGTCCAACTTCCCCAGTTCTGCCTGTCCCTTGTCTCCATTGACAATGATATTCAGAACCATATCTTCATCAACAATCCTCTTACCTGCCATACCCCGATTCTATTTCACGTTTAACACTCTCCCGCAATTCATCTGTAAGATCATACATCAACCTCCGGGCTATCGAAGCGTAAGCCCCGTACATGAACCGGTTATGTATCCGATACCCCCTCCTCGTGCGAATTCCTCCCGATCGCTTCCGTTTCACCTTCCGCTTCATATCCAAAAAACGCTCGTAATCCACATGAGAAAAAGTCAACACGCCATCCATACCCTCCTCGCCCGCGACCTTCACATTACGTCCCCTGACCAGATTATGTGAATGAAACTTCAATCGCTTATCAATACTAACACCTTGATTCTTGCGCATGCGTTCTCCCTCTTCTTGAAGAACTTTCCTGACAAATCGCTGTTTTATTAAATTTTCCATGGTCGAAAATTACCACGACAAACAAAACAACTAAAGGACAAAAAAAGCGGGGATCGCTCCCCGCTCATGCAAATTCTAATTATTATTTTCACTTAAACCAGCGCAATCAACAACCCCACCATCCCCAACACGATCAACAACCACCACATCCTCATTAACACCTGCACAAGTCCCCCCTTCAGCAACAACACGGCCAACAACACCAACACGATTCCTCCTAACTCCAACCACCACGCCACCGCACCAATCACTCCCAGCACGATCACCCCGCACACGATCTCAAATCGCCGCTCCATCTTTTCCTCGTCCACCTCTCCACCCCGGCCGGAACGTACAGCCATCACCACCGCAAAAACCAAGGACGCGATCGCCGCCACCACCAGCACGATAGATAACACACCTTCCATAACTTCTCCGTTTTAATATTCTTACCGCTAATATACAACTATTCCTCCACCTTTTCCACCCGAAGCGGAACAATCCCCATCTCTTCAAATATCTCATCAACCAATTTATCCAGTTCCTCCCTGGTTAACCCGATAAATTTATACATTACCAAATAATCAGCCATGATGAACCTCCTTTCCCTCCTTCTCTGCTATCACTTGACCTATCAACTCCCGGATCACCAATAAATCCTCGTCATCAAACACCTCGCAAACAATATTGCCATCAAGCTCGAACTCGTAATACTCGCTATTTTCACGTTCTTTCGTGCTGATCCTCCGGGTATGCACCAAACGTATTTCCCTTCTTAAACTCATCTTTTACCCCCTTTCCCGCAAATATTCCCATCAATCTCCTGCAACATCACGTCATTATAAATTCCGAAAACCGCATCCACCGCAGAGTCCACCGCCTCGCTAAAATTAATAATAAAATGATCAATCGGACGTTCCGGATAAATCTCCACCGTCTCGTTAAATCTCATCCGGGCAAGCTGCAAATCTGCAACCAAATCCCGAAGTGCTTCTTTGTTTGTCATAATTCGATATTTTAGCAATTTAAGGTACGAAAAAAACGGTGTACCTTTCCCGCTGCTAAGTCTATCGAAGGCTTCCGATGTCATTACAACACCGGAACGGGGGTATACACCGCTATATCTCACACTCTCGTGTACTTTCCTGATAAATATAAAAAATCCACCTAACGTGAATCCGTGGTGGTCTATCTCCACCTTCGATATTAACTTAGCATCGCAAAGATGGAAACAATTTTTGATAAAACAAAAAAAGCGAGAAAAATTCCCCGCTCAATTATTTTTCAGTACAAATATCATCATTTTATACTTGGGTTATATAATCGCAAAAAACATCCACGTTTATTATTTTCTACAATTTTCGTGGCTATTGTTGTATCAAAAGCAATCATATAACAATGATGTATACTTAAAACCAAATCTTGCAACTCTTGATCATCTTCCAAATCAACAATATTTAATCCCGCCTCTTTACATTTTTCCTTTGATATATGTCTACTATGTGTTTTACTATTATCATTATCCCCGAAAACCTTCTTTATCTTCTCTATCTTTTCCGGATCACTTACCGAAGTCTTTAAAATCTCACTAATCAATTCCTCTGAAAGTCGAACAGCTTGTTCACATGATAATAAAAAAGTAGGATTATACTTCGACATAATCACTTGCCACAATCCTAAAGAATGTGGGTTTTCTCGCACGTCTCTTTTAGCCTTTTCGAACTCCTTCAAAACAGACTGACAAGGCACACCATTAAATTGAGGATCAAAAGGTCCCAAACAAGATTGTTTTCCCATCAAGATTTCACGACAAGAAACAGAAATCATCGTTCCCGCAGACATTGCCATTTGAGGAATTATCGCCCGTATATCCCCATTAAAAACACTTCGTAAATAATGTATTATTTTTTCTGTCGTAGCAATATCTCCCCCTGGAGTATGTAAAATCAAATCTAAGCCCTTACTTTTATCCAACTTATACACAGCCTCCATAAAAGCATTTATATCTCTATCATTAATAGAAATATCCGGAACTGTCGGTTTTTGTAAAAAAGAAGAATAGTAAGCGATAACATTTCTTCCTGTTTTTTGTGCCAATTTCTCAATATATTCATAACGTAAATCGGCTAAAAAACTCGCTTGTTTATCTGCGGCAATAGCTTGAACCTTATTCAAAATTTCACTCCAACTTGGCATATTCAAATATTTTGCAATGAACCGACCAAACGTATATCACTATACCCTACAATATTTTCATCATAAAATGAAAACTGCACATAAGCATCTCCTCTTTTCTCCCACACATTGTTCATCATTGGATTTTGTTCAAAATTGGCCATCAGTTCCTGATATTCTTGAACTAATTTAGAACTTTCTTCAAAACTTCCATTCATTTCTAAATTCCGTTTTTCACTCATTTTGCAAGTGTTTTATTTATTGAAAATCAACATACTAACATATTTACAATATGACTTTATACGCCAAAGATATGGAAAAAAAGTATAAAAACAAACTCCCATTAGAAGAACAAGCCTATTTTAGGGAGATAAAAAATATTCCCCGCGACTTATAAATATTTTTTACACCCACAAACGAAAAACGAAAAAAGCGGGGAAAATTCCCCACTTATCGTTACAAAATCTTCATTTTTGATATTACAACTTATTGATGTACCGACACGTTCAAATCAGATTCCCAAACATGATCTTCAATTTTCAATATCACCTTATACTCCCCAGCTTCAGGAATAACAATATTATTTCCTTTCACAATAATATTCGTCAAAGCATCCTTCCATTGAGTGCCAGAAGTATCCACTCTCATTGTGGTCTCAGGCATAATGAAGACACTTTCATTCTTCTTAATACAAAATTTCACATCATGTATTCCCTTTTCGTTTTCATCAAAAACAACTCTTGCTACTAGAGCAAATTCGGGATGTACCACCGGAAATTGCTTGGCACCAATACTATTAAAAGTCCCCACGATAACCAATTTCCCGTTATATTCTTGTGCACTATCGCACAAGGTGAAAATATCTACTTTCATATCTACTCTACAATTTGTTTATTATCACTATTTGCCGAATACCCGAGAAGTTTTTTATAAACAGAAAAGGCGTTTTTATTTTACCTATTGTCCGAATACTTGTCTTTACCAGACTAGCCCCATGACGGGCACTTTGTCCCTCCTTCACTACCGCTTTCAAACAATCTCTCTTGGCATCAACGTAAAGTCGTATCGCATCACCCTGTATTCTATCCCCAACTTCCCCATGCCAATTCTTCTTGGCCTTTCTTTTAGTTTTCTCGGTCTCCGACAAAAAAAGACTTTCATCAACCGACACGCAACAATTACGATCAAGCTCATACAAAACCACATTTTTACTCGTGATAGGATCCTTACGAAGTCCTCCCTTTTTAAATTCAATCCTTCGAGCTGACACGGAACATTTTTGTCCTTCTACTAATTCACCTTCCTTTATATATATCGCCATTACTGCTCTGGTATACTTTTACGTATTGAACATTCATTAAATGAAAAAATATCTGCCATAGCATCAACATCATTCACGTCTTTTAAATAGGGACAGAGGGCTAATGCCAATCTTATATCATCCATATTCGCCTCCTCCGTGTTCGAAATCACGTATTCATCCTCATGCTCCTCAATCTCTTGGTCAAATTCTTCCTCCGTTATTTCTTCCTCCAAAAGTTCACAATACTTTCGAAAATAATTACGTTCACGCGTACGATTATTCACGGCCCTTACCAACAATTGGCTCGCACGATCCAACGAGGAAATAAAACTTATTGCCTTGTTACTAACCACTCCAGCAAAAGCCGTATATACGCCATCACTCACGGAAATCATCCTAACATTCTCGTTATCTACAATCGATACTGTTTCTCTGAAACCACTTGTCTCTTTAAGAACATTCTCTTCCATACATGTAAACTTAATTTATTCAACAAGAAAACACATTATCAAAAACTCGTCGGACATCTCCTTCCACGTTTCTACGATCTACTATTAATTTTCCTTTAACATTCTCCCTCCCTTTCCCCATACCAGAAACATCTTGCCGAATCTCAGACATCATCTCAGAGTCTTGTTTATAGCATCCACAAGAAGCAACCCTAAAGACACGAATGCCTTTCAGAAAGAACTCCATCACTTCTTTTAATACGCTCATAATGTTTTCTCCATTGTCGATTATCGATGCAAATATAGTGATTAATACGAAATAAGTTACACTTAGTTTGGTTTTAAGCATTTTTTTATTATAGCCAAACAAATATCATGCCACACGCATTTCAATAAACTCTCTTGATTTTCAAGCAATAAAATAAGAGGTACAATTCATACCGCTTTGCGTTATACATTTATACATCAGATCATCGGTCTAAACGATAGGATACGAGAGTTGCAAATTTGATGTTACGTTCTTTAGCCAATTTTTTCAAATCACCATTCTTCTGAATACACTTCCGAATAGCACGCTTATCCTCCAACAACTTTTGGAAAAAGCTTTTTGTTCCCACGTTTGGCGTTTTCATAACAATGATTTTTTATTATCTAATTAATAATACAAAGCTAGGGATAATAATTCGGACATCATCATGAATTTTATAACTACAATTTTTTAATTCCCAAAACTAAACGCTATCGACCAACCGTTATACGCCCCGGCAATATTCCACTCCGGCTCGATCTCGATGGAAGCCCGGTCAAGATTCCGTAACAACTTATGCCCCGCATCCGAATCCTCGATTAATTTATCCCGAATTTTTCCAGCCAACCCCTGTAAACGTTCATAACTTTCGAACTCGTTATCCCGTGACACGGAAGCCTTTCCGGCATATTCCAACACGAACAAAAGGATCGTGTTATTATCTCCCATGTTATCCTCGTTTCCCGTGCTACCGATTGTTGGGTAAACCGCTACCATGATCACTCCCGTCTCATCTCTTAACCTCTTTTTCAAATGCTCCTCCTGTACCACCATGACGAGTTCATCAGCCCCGATCAACTTCAATAGATCAGTACAATAATCTTTATATTCACTTAGATTTACCATTAGCGTACATCTTTTCTAAACGTTTATTATCCAAATACCATAAATACAAACGCAACAAAACCGAATACAAGTTTGTCCGTTTCACCTCTTCAACCGTTCCAAACACCCCGTTTTCAGCTATCCCGAGTAATATTCCCGTCAATCCCAATCTCTCGGAATTATCTTCCTCTTCCGAATCACTCGGCTGTTTAAACAAAGGTGCCAACGAGATCAAACGCCCGTCAATTTCAATCTCACCTGATTTAAAGTAATGATCACAGGCAGAGAACCACGACAGGATCACGAATCGCTCCTCAAAACTCAACTTTCGAAACTTTTTAGCCCGTTCCAAACAAATATGCGGGTTAAACTCTTCCCGAATATCATCCGACACGATCCCCGATCGAGCGGGACGATACAATATTGCGCACAAGGAATCCAAATAATTCTCATCTTTGCTTTCCATGTATTTACGATAATAATCATCTGCCACCTGGTATTCCCCGAAAGTAATATTAAACAATGCCGTGTCCGGACCATGAAAAACCTTACGCCCGATTCGAACGGTAGGCAATAAATTAGTCACGCAATCAAAATTGAATACCAACTCGCCATCCATCTCGGAAAACACGAACGACACGGTTTCTGCCGCTAACACGACATTCCCGTACTTCTGTTCATACTCTTCCCTTGTCAAGAATTTGTCTCGCCTGTTATGCTTACGTCCTCGCTTGATCCCGGCTAGATGATAAAACACCAACACTTTAAACTCCAACACGCTCGTTTCTCCCGTGATCAAACGTAATCCCTGCCGGATAATAAACAATAATTGTTCCCGGTTCAATTCCTCCCAACAAGAAGGATAAGAAACCCTCTTCCCTATTTCCGGAATCTCGATCACGTTCATACCGTGAAAAATTTTTCTTGATTATAGTCCGTTTTCTTTCTCACGTACGCAGTTCCATCCTCCGGCGTGATCTCTTTTATATAATCCTGTAATTCCACGATTCCCCGCCCGGCATCCCCGGTGTAAACGTTCTCCATGATCCCGATCAAATCACGTGAAGCCGGCGAGCTAGCGTCAACCGTTTGCCGTTCCGAATCAAAACGAGTAATCACGGAATCCGGCAATACTTTCACGGAAAAGCGACGCACGGCTTTCGCCATGACCAAATGGGGAACCACTTCCCGACACAACTCCACCACCCGTTCCTGCTCCTCCGTCAACACCCCCGCTCGCATCGCCTCCTTTATTTCCTCGTAACGTTCCTTCCCGATATATTTTACCATATCACGATCCACGGAACGAACAAACGGTAACACCCGCAAAAAAAAATAACGACTCCTATCTATCGGGATCACGTTATCGAACTCGGCAGCGTTACTCACGAATAACGATCTCATATCCTTACGCTGAGCCGATTCCTTCCACTCCACAATGGACTCGACATTTTTATCCAGGAATGCGATTAAACGATCAACAGCTTTCCCGGCCTTGTCCCTGATACCCGCATCATCCCGATCTAACATCCATTGCCACGGCAGACTCTCCGATTCCTTGTCAATTTTCACCTTACGTCCGTCCTCTTCATGAGAAACATCTTGATTCCGTGACCATGACAAATAAGCGTTCAATGCTATCGGGAGCTGGAAACGACGAATCAATTCCACGTCAAACTCTTGTTGTTCCCCGTCATTATACGCCTTCAACACTCGATCATAAATTTCCTCTCCCAACACCTCGATCAAATCCTCCGTTGCCAGTTCAATATCCAACATGAACGAATCTAATTTGGCCGTGGCATACAACCAAGGTACACACGCCCGAAATTCCTCTATATTTTCAAATAACATCTTCATCACACGTTCTGTTTTACTCTATCTTTTGGTGCAACATCTTCCTCCCAGAGTACGATCTTATGGTAGAAACCAACTCTCCACGGGGTACCGGGGAAATTTAAACGAATCGTCTCGTTCAATGCCTGCAAAATAATTTCCTCCGGAATCGTAGTGTCTGATGCCAAGTACAATTTCAAGGCGTACAGCATTTCTGAACCCGAGGATAATTTACCATCCACCATGATATTTGATAATGCCGGGTGTAATCCAATCCCCGAAGTAGTAGCACTATCCGCCTTCTCGCTTACCCTTATCTGAGCCTCGATAAAATCTTTTATCTTCTGATCGATCGGGGTAATCTTCCATTCCCAAATTTTCCCTTCATCATCCCTCAGCGAAATCGTGTGAAAAAACTTCCCCACATTTTTCTTTCCTGACAAAGCATTTGCTAACGAACGCAACACTTCATCTTTATGCTCTTCCAACATTTCATCATTATACTCTATCCCGATCCGGGTACATCGTTGCTCTATCTTATCCTTTTGTATATCCCAATACTCTGCCGGGGATTCAATATGAAACGCCACGTTTATCGAATTTTCCGTGATATACTTCAACACCTGTGGAACGTCTGACGAACGCATGATCCAGTTACGAGAACCCCAAAATGACGGAATGGAATACAAAGACCGGGCATAAGAATAACTATTGTGATATGAAATCGAAACAGCTCGAAACGGATCATCCTTATCATACACCGGATACGTTGCAATTCCCGATATACAATTATTTTCAAAATCCCCCACGTATATTTCCCTCACGTCTTCCAATTTTCTACTATCCACCCAGCCCAAACGTGCATTTACACCGGGGATCACCTCCAAACGGGCAATTTTGGCCTCTTTACCGATTCTTTTCCCCCGTGTCGGGAAATGTTTCACGAAATAACCGTGCAAATACTTGTATTCGGTAATCGCCATCTCTATGTAACGAAGATAATCCCACGACTCCAACCATTCCCATATCTTAGCATCACGTCCCCACTCCCGGATCACCTCCCCGTTCTCGTAAACTTTCTTGTAAAGTTCCGGCCCTTGACCGTACAACAACCCTTTTTCCCGTTCCAGGATACCGGGAGCCAAATTATTTTCATCCAACATATCCCGGACAAAAGAAGGGAGATTATTATCCACCCCATAAGGAACCACCTCTTTCCCCGAAACGATCTCCGGCTCAACCTCCCAAGTTTTCGAGAGATTCCCGGCAGAGAATGTTCCGACCATCCCCGAATACATTCCCACTCCAACCCCCGGAATGTTCACGAACCGGGTATTACCTACCCTGTTTATTTCCACGTTTTTCATCGTATCGTAATTTTTTCACCGTTAAACATCATCAAAAGAGGGAGATAAAATTGCCTAGCCTCCCCTTTATCCAAATCCATGTAAGGAATCAAGAAATCAGCATTTCGATAGGTTTTCGCATCCGCTTTCTTACGTAAACGGGCGTTATCGACCTCCACGACCCCCTCGGATTTCATCTCCGACATATTCAGGCTCATGAAGGCCATCGAGAAAGACTTCCCTTCCGCCGTCAACTGGCGCATCTTTTTTATGGCTTCATACAATTTCATGATATAAAAATACCCTGTAATTCATACAGGATAAAGGACAGATATATCCTCTTATATCATTCTTAACACAAGGGATTTATAATTTTCACTACCTCAAAGCCATCAATAAAACTCCCAAACAAGAACATTTGACAATACATATTCAAAAAGCCGATATTTATCCTTCATGGGCCATCTTTCGAGGTCCTTTTCAAGAATCATTACAATTTACTCTTTCTGAATCAACCCATTAGACTCAAATTTCCGTTTTTCACGGAAATTCTGAACCGATTGAACCCCGGCCGCCCCTTTCTTGATTCACGATTGCAAATCCTTACCTACCCCATGATATATGACAACATATTTGAAAACACCGTTTTACACCTCACACCCCGCCGCAGGCAACCGCTTAAACTTTACAGCTAACTTTCAAAAGAATCTAACCATCTTTTACCTTGACACCTCAAGGAAAAGAGTGCAGGATCACCCCGCACTTAACGATACATTACTAGACTTCACCTTGGTATGTTTAACCCACTTCTTTCTCATCATTAAATATTTAAACGAATCCGAGAAGTTCGTTGATTCATAAGGCAAACGATGAGCGGGGAGTTTCTCCGAACGTTTATCCTTGCTGATCCTCTTCTTACCTTTAAATTCGACGATCTTGGTCGGAGTTATTTCCAACGAGCATTTCAACGGCTTGGCATGGTACATATCAATTAACACGTTAGGTAAATTCGGGTTCTTGCCGGAGAATAATTCCATCATGAAATCATACTCATCCCAGGTATAAATAGTCCCCTGATTCCTTGATTCCAGCGTCACCGTCCATCCCGTCCTCTTCCCGTTCCTATCTTTCTCGATAGCCTGTTTCAACTTACCCGCCAAATCCTGTTTCACCTTCTCGTATTGATTCCCTGCACGATCGTAGAACATCGCAACTTTCTTACAATCGTGATAAGCGAAATAACGCAGGAATTTATCCGCAGCCTCTCGAATCCACTCCGGGGGTAACGTGTATAATGTTTTAAGAACACGAAAGTCTTTCCCCTGTTCCTGCCCTATCGAGATAGAAATCATGTTCCCGAAATCAATCCCGATCTCGATCGGTTCATCTTTCCGCAAGTACTTCAATATCCTACAATCCTCCTCGTCACGAATCCCAAACTCTGCCGCATACTTGGAAGACGTTCCATCCCCGTAGAAATTCATCGAGGTCACGGCTGCATAGAACTTGTTTCCCGCCGCCAACCTCGGTTTCGTGGATAATATAGCGGTCAACACGTCTTCCAAATTCCCCTCAAATTCATCCTCGAAATACTCCGGGCGTAAAATATCAGCGTTAATATAAGAAGAGGCGATATAAAAGAACGTGGATTTCAACCGTACCGCATCATAACGTTGTTTCCAACGATCATAAAGCCGTTGTTTATTCTTAATCTCCACCGGATCACCTCCCTCCTTCGCCACGATCAATTCCTCCGTCACCTCGTTCATCACAAAAGCCACTTTCAAAATATTCATGATGCACTCCTTCTTCATCCGGGAGGCTTGTTTCAAAATCCAATCGTATTCCCCGACATTATTAATGTTCGGCATATCCGTTGTAAACGTCTGCCCCCGGTAATAAACACTATCCCCGTACTTCACGTAATATCCCCGGAGCGCCTTCGTCAGCTTCGCGATTTTTGCCTCCGGAAAAAATTTCACCTCGTCCCCGATAATATGCACGTAAGAATTACCCGCGGCGGCTGAAGGGCGATCCAAACTGACCAGAGTGATATTAAACCCGGTAAAGAATATAATTTTGTGCTTGTACGAGAGAATCCGGTTGTAAGGCTTCCACAAGTGTTCTTTAAATTCTTCCGGACACGTTTTTAGCATTTCTTCCGTCACCTCTGGCGGTTCCTTCTCGATCACGTAGTGAATCCCTTCTCTCCATCCTTTACGCTCCAATCCATCAAGGATCACGTGCAATATATTCTTTTGCAAGTTCATGTAGGTATCCGACACGAGAGCCACCGGGGCCCCCGGCATATCGTAAACCATATCCATCAACCGTTCTGTCAGGAAATCATTTGTCTTTCCCCCACCTCGACCGATCACCAGGAACAGGTTACGAGGCTTGATCAACGCCACGAGCTGGGCGAGCCAGTTTGAAAACATTAAAGCAACTTTATTGCTTTTCAGATTTAATTTCTTCTTCGTACTCATCTAACATCTCATCAAAAGGTATAACATCAACAATCCCGGCATCCCGTTTCGCTTTCTCTTTCTCGGCTTCCGTTGCCCCGACAATAGAATCAATTTGCCGGGCCAGCTCGTTACGATCCGGTTTATTTATACCGATCAAAGCCGGATCAAGCGTGTAAACCTTGTAAGGACGATCAAATGTTCCTTTAGGCATTTCCGGGGGATCGGGTAAGTTCAGTTGCCGGATTTCCGCGGACAATTTCATTAACTTCCCGTACACCTCGAAATCTTTCGGTTTTGTTGCCATCTCCCGCACCATTTCCGCAGCCTCCTCCAATTGTTCCGCTTTCAAGTTTCGAAGGGCCTTTTTCTCAACTTTTGAATCCACGTAAAACAAATTTATCGCCTGCTCGAACATATCCCTCGATTGGGCGTAGGAAAACGAAAACGGAGGCTTACAGAAGAATTTTATTGTTTTCGCTCTGCCGTATTTCCGACGCATGGCGTTCATCATCGTGAGCAACTCGATATAGATGGCTTCATCCGGTTTCAAGTTACCCAGTGACCCGGATTCAATATAATTTTCCAACCGTTGAAATACTTTCTCGTCAATATCAAGATTATACAGTATTTCCCGTTTTGCCACCTCGAACTGCCGCCTGTAACGTACCTTGTACAGCATTTGTATCGCCTGAACATTTCCTTTTTCCGCATCAGAAAGCAATCCCATTTGTTCCAATGCCCCGCTCATTAACACCCCACGCCGGATATGATAATTTATCTTGCTTTCCGGATCGAGTGCCGCCCTTGAAAAATCATCCCTCGGCACATCAAAATACATCGCCATATCCGCCTCGGAATATCCCAAAGCGGACAATCGTTCCAACTCCTCGTATTTATCATCGGGAAGTGTCAAAACATCCTTTCCTAAATTTGTAGACATACTCATTATTCAAAAAAATATATTGTTCATTAGCGGCATTTTCCGAGAAATTACCCGAACCCTCCACCACGAAATAATTCCCATTACTTTTGATCAATTGCACCTTCGAGTGATTCCATGCGTACACGATCGAGATTTCCCGATCTCTCGCCTTCGCTTCCAACAAATCCACCACGGCAGGCATCCGGAACCGTAAACTTTCCGACACGTAAAGCAATATTGATCTCACGTTTCCTTTATCATACCATTTTGTCAAAGACTCCACGATCCGGGTATTAATCGAATAGGTACTTATACACAACTCTTCTATCATCCCGGAATACTTGATCACGTAAGGAATAAAAGTGAAAGCGTTAAAGCTATTACACGTCCATAGAAAGACGATCTCCCCAGGAGCGGGCAATTGTCCACAGAGATTTTTAATGTTCTCTATCTTCGCGGAATGTATCTTTTCAAACTTCACGACCCGGCTTTTACCAACATCCCGCCCCGCACCATGTTCCACCTCACGATTACCCAATTCCGAGAGAGAAAACAAACTATTCATCCAACATCCGGGTTACGAGTTCCAACTCCTTTTCCCTCTCTTTCAAGCGTTGTTCACGTTCATGCAATAAATACGGTTTATCTCCCTTCGCGATCTCTGATTTAATACGCCAAATGTTGTCCCGCAATTGTTTTTCCTTCCGGATTAATTCTTTCACGGACATTTTCCGCATTTTATCAACACGACTTTGTGATTCGAATATCCGGTGTTTACCCAGAACCCCGTGATGATTCTTGTAATAATCCAACTCCTGCTTAATACGATAGTCCTCGATGAACGTATTTACCAATTCGAAAGACACGGCCAAACAATCTTCCTCGGAACCACAGCGAAATATCTTCTCATGCAACTCGACAATCCGCCAATACGTTGTAATCTTATCTGCCGCCAAAATTTTAAGCTCGTTCGGGCAATCCCGATCCGACAAGAAAGAATACATCTCCCGGAACCGATCCCGTTCCATTTCCCGGATCGCACCGGAATAATTCGTTTCCTCCAACCCGGCCAAACGGCAAAGCAACAACTTCAACTTAAAAAAATTCTTTCCAGGATCAAGACGCAACATCTTTTTAAAACGTGCATTGTCCCCGTATTGCAAGTAGAGTGCAACCCCCTTTCCGAGATTGCACCCACTTTTCAACCATGATACGATTTCCTCTTTCATACAAATTCAGAAATGATCTTTTCCAAATCCTCACTCCATCCAGAAACGGTATTATTAACAAACACTTTTTTAGGAATATATTCTCGCAAAAGTCTCAAGTTCGCATTCTTGCGTCCCACGATCACCTTGAGATGATCCCTTGACATATCAAGCATCATCGGGATTCTACCAGGGAACACGGTATTAAAATACAACGAACTAAGCAACATCGCTTCTTTCTTCAAATCATACTTCTCGATCACGTCTAAAAGTTTTTCCACCTCGAAAAACATAGGTAAGTGTGACCCGTAGTCAAACACGGGCAATTTCTTTTCCTGCAACATTTTCAAAGTTTTGCCCCTGTTCAAAGCGTACAACTCCCCGCATTTTTTATTCGAAGTCAACAAACCATCAGCCTTCAACATCTTCACCTCGGTAACATCAAAATCATTTACCGGGTAAATATCATCGTTCGTGAGGATGATATTTTCAACCTCCGGACATTCTTCCACGACAGACAATAATTTCGAAACAATATCGAGCGGTGGATTTTCCGTTTTACACTCGTGAGGGATCACCATGACCTCCAAACAACCGCCTTCCAAATCCGGCAATTCCAAATCTTCCACGTCACCCACAATCACGATTCTAAATTGTTCTTTAAAATGTTTCATCCACCCTCGGATGGCCAGCATTAATTCATTTCCCTGTGCCTCGCCTGCCTTGAACGGGATCACGACCAAGTAAGGCTCAGGAGTGAACCCTGGTTCCTCTGCAAGTAATTCCTCGTATTTCTCCTTCCACTCTTTTATTGATTCCGTCAACTCTTCATTCACGGACTTTAAATTCTCCACTTGTTTTTTTAACTCTTCCATCTCCGGGGTAATACCAATAAATTTTTCCTCCACCGGATTCTCTTTCGTTGTTGTAGCTTTCTTTGCCATACATCCAATTTTAAGTAATTCATAATCTTAAAATTGATGCATTTGCAATTGTACTTAAAGGACAAAGAAAGCGGCACCGTCACCAGTACCGCCCAAGTCCAAAACAAAAAAAGAAATCATTTCTCCTCAACCTTCTCCACTCGAAACGGGATCACTCCCATCTCTTCAAATATCTCGTCAATCAATTTATCCAGTTCCTCCCTGGTCAACCCGATAAATTTATACGTCACCAAATAATCAGCCATGACGAACCTCCTTTCCTTTCCGCTCCATCCACTCCTTCTCCTCCATCGCCCGCTCTATCAACTCGTGCAACACCACCAACTCCTCATGGCTAAATTCCTCGCAAGTGTAATTCCCGTCCACCTCAATCTCGTAATATTCCCGGTCATCACCCGCTTTCACTCCAAGCGTGTTATAACGCGTCAAACAAATTTCTCGATTTTTACCCATGACGAACCTCCATTTCCACCAGCGTCGTCCGAATCCCGCCCAAACTATAAAACACATCGTACAACTCCCCGTTACATCTCGACACCGCTTCATCCAAATCATCCCGCACGTCCGTCGTCCGGCTCTCATCGAAAACCTCCTTCAACTCCCAGCGTATTTGCGCCACCCGGCGCATCAAATCATCTACAAACTTTTTGTCCTTCTGGATATCCTTCAACAAGTTATCCAAAAATGGATCATTCATCCCGTTACTCATCTTTTACCCCCTTTCCCACAAATATCCCCATCAATCTCCTGCAACATCACGTCATTATAAATTCCGAAAACCGCATCCACCGCAGAGTCCACCGCCTCGCTAAAATTAATAATAAAATGATCAATCGGACGTTCCGGATAAATCTCCACCGTCTCGTTAAATCTCATCCGGGCAAGCTGCAAATCTGCAACCAAATCCCGAAGTGCTTCTTTGTTTGTCATAATTTCTTTGGTTCTTAACATTTTAGGTACAGATACAAAAAGCGGTGCACCTTTCCCGCTGTTAAGAACCTATTAGGGCTGTGCCACCATTAAGTGACACGACGGGGGTATGCACCGCTATATCTCAATATATGTACTTTCCTGATAGATATAAAAAATCCACCTGACGTGAATCCGTGGTGGTCTATCTCCACCCTAATAGTATTCTTAACACTGCAAAGATGAAAACAATTCCTGAGAAAACAAAACAAAGCGGGGAAAATTCCCCGCTTCAATTACCAATTTATTTATTCAATTTTTCCTTGAGTTTAGCCAATTTACCACCAATTTCATTCAAACTTTGAATATATGTATTATAAAACTCTATTTGCTTTTGAGGTCTTTTTTCCGCAATCTCACGTTTCCTAGAATTTATATAACCTACTCCTGATTGCGAGTTCTGTAATTCCTTCATTTCTTGCCATTCTGCACATTCTTGTTTCGCCAAAAGTCTATTCTTTTGAATTTCAGCATCCAATTGCATCCGCATTAAATCTATTTGATTTTCAGTCAATTTTTTAATACTTTCGATCTGGCGTGTCGCATCTTTCGAGGTTTGCCGTGAGGACCTAATGGAAATTATAATCGCAACTAAAGACAATAGAACATTTGTTACCAAAGTTATTATATCAATTATCATCATTATAAATAGTTAAATTCTAAAATATTATTACTGAGTTAAAATCTCCTTGCCTTAGTATTTATTTCTTTCAAATCTGCTTCCACGGCATCCGTTAAACGCTCAATCTCCTCACCTGTCATTCCATCCAGCTTACTTCCTGTCTTAATAAACTTTTCCCGTTCTCCTTCCGTTTTCAACTTCCGGAAATCTTCTTTCATCTTTTTCAACATCCCATTCTCGTTCATAACCTATTCCTTTCACATCATTAATTTTCTACCTTGGATACCAGCTTTAGTAACCAAATATAAATATATTACTCATAGAACGAATAAAATCTAAAAAAATTCCTAGAAATACCCTAGGAATTTTAATGTGTACAAAAAAGTTTTGAATGATTAAGATGCTACTCTTAATTCAGCATCTATTTTTAATACTTGCGCCCGAAGGCCATGACATATCC